GCTCCAGTAGTGTTTAAAGCTAGTGCATCTTTACCTACAGCAGTGTTGTTTGATGCTGTAGTATTTGACGTTAAAGTATTAAATCCTAAAGCGGTATTAAATTGTCCAGTTGTATTTAAATCTAAAGATTGTGCCCCTACTGCAACATTTCTGTCCCCAGTAGTATTTACTAATAAGGCATCTTTACCTACAGAAGTATTAAAAGTTCCAGTTGTGTTTGCTCCTAAAGCTGACTTACCTACTGCTGTATTATTTGCACCAGATGTATTATTTATTAAAGTAAAAGATCCTACACCTGTATTGCTTGCAGCAGTATTTGATAATAGAGAAAAACAGCCTACTGCTGTATTATCATTAGAAGTAGTATTATCTTCTAAAGCTCTTGTTCCCACAGCAGTATTTTGTGTTCCAGTTGTGTTGTCTGAACAAGCACCTTGACCCACAGCAGTATTATTTGAAGATGTAGTATTTGCACTTAAAGCACCACTACCTATAGCAGTATTACTACCACCAGTACTATTAGCATCTAAAGCATTTGCTCCTAATGCTGAGTTTGAAGATCCAGTTGTGTTTGCTGCTAATGCAGATTTGCCGACTGCTGTGATATTAGATGCTGTAGTATTTGCTGCTAAAGATTCATGTCCTAATGCTACATTGTTAGATCCAGTTGTGTTTGCACTTAGAGAAGTCGTCCCTACTGATGTGTTATCATTTCCTGTTGTATTAGCATCTAAGGCTACTACACCTATAGCTACGTTGTTAGCTCCAGTTGTGTTGTCTTTAAGAGCTAGATACCCAACGCCTGTATTGTTATCAGCAGTAGTGTTATCTTCTAAACATTGTCTACCTACTGCAACATTTTGACTGCCTGTTGAGTTTGCAGATAAACTATTAACACCAATAGATATGTTGCTATTTCCAGTTGTATTTGCATCTAAAGAATAAGCCCCTACTGATGTGTTCTGTGTTCCAGTTGTGTTTTCTGTTAAAGAATTAAAACCTATACCTGTATTGAAACTTGCACTTGTGTTTGCATCTAAAGAATTAGTTCCTACAGCTACGTTTTGAGTTCCAGAAGTTAATTCTGTAAGAGCATTTTTACCAATAGCAGTATTATTTCCACCAGATACAGAAACAGAATCTAAAGCACTTTCTCCAAGAACAGTGTTACCAGCAACAGAGTTTGCTCCTTTACCTATATTTATACTGTTTATCGTTCCATCTAAAGGAAAAGCTGGCGCACCAGCAAGACTAAATAAATTTATATGAGCATTATTAGCAGTATTCCTTAACTGCATAACACTTGTTGAAGTATTAGCAAAAAATTGTGACGCAAAATTGGTAGAGGGTGCTGATGATCCAGAGTTATTTGTTGCTATTGCTTGTAACGCACTATTAATATCTGCACGGACGTTCGCCCCTGTAGAATTGTCAATGGTCATATCATTTTGACTCATTTACTTAATCCAAAATTTTCTTTAAGTATATCCTACTTTAAAATTAACTACCACGCCCAAAACCTACGGCAGTATAACTAAATGTTTTATCCTGTACAGCATTTCCAGCATTAAGAAACTTTATATTAAAACCACTTCCAGTAATACTTGTAAGTTCAAATCTTTCATTAGCTGATAAATCATTAGCAGTAATACCAATACTAGGTAATTGAGTACCAGCCCCGACACTTGTGCCAGCTTGACCTGTAAAGAATGTCTGATCAAAAGTAATATCAAGACCAGAGCCAGAAGTACCAGAGGAAATATTTGATCTTTGTTCTGTTCTTCTTTCTAATTCTGCTGTATATCCTAACTGGTCAATTTCAATTGATTGTGCAGGGTCGTCCGAATCCATTTCACATCTAAATTTGAAACCACGCCCGACATAAGTTCCATTTACAAAAGGATTAAATCTTGAAAAATTAGCTCCATATGTACAAGCTGTTCCGCTTGATATGGTTGCACTTGTTGCTGAAGTAACTGTAAATGTGCTTGAACTAGGAACAGTAACTATTTCATAATTACCATCGGTAGCACTTCCAGCGGTGAAGTCAATCACAACAAAATCACCTACTGAATAACCATGTGAAGTCTTTGTAATTGTTATTGTCGTACCACTTTGCCCATAGGTTGCTGAAACCGAGGTGTCAGGGTCAATGTCACTTGTGGCAACTAGCAGCTTTGCCCCAATATCAAAAGCAGTAGCACCATCAAAGTCTGTCCAAGTATCAATATTTGCTGATCTTTTATCAATTAAATCATTAGGGTAAAAACCCTGTGTAACAAAATGCCTTCTTAGTCTTAAAGGTTGTTTCCCACCTAAATCCAAAGTATTTGCAAATTCATAAGAACCGCCTGTAATATCAACAGCACCTAAAAAATCAAAGTCTGCAATTGCATCAAAATCTGTTACATCATCTAAAGTTTCTAGTGATCCAAGTACAAGACCATTAACTTCATCACTAAAAAAACAATCTACTTTTGCACCACCGAAAGGAGGTGAATCTGTATCCTCTCTATCTGTAAAAACTGTTAACTTAGGAAGAGGATCTGGGCTTGTAACTAAAACTGAAGTTTCACCAGCACTTAAACGCCCACCATCATCTCTGAACTTTAAAATATATTCGCCCTCTACAATATTTGGAACAATACTTTCACTGACGTTTCCAGAAAGCTCAGGTATTACATCAACAGCATTTGTAAAAGTTCCAGTACCATCTGTCAAGTTTGAGGCTCTTATGACTACGTTTCCACCATGAATAACATCAACATCAGTAGATTTATCAAATCTGAGTCTTACAAATTGATCTGATATAGGTTCTATTCTTAAATTTTGAACATCTGCTGGAACTGCTGTTTTACCAACTGTTGTAAATGTAGTTGTTGCTGGTGTTGTACTTGGCTTGCCTAATGCGTTATAACTAAAGACTCTTATTTCATAACTGCCGTTTAAAGTTTCAAAGATTGTAAAATCAGATCTTGTAATACGTTCAGAGATAAAATTTTCATTTTGAAATCTATATTGAACCATATATTCAGTTACACCACTTATAGGTTGCCATTGAATAAATAATTTACTAACAGCCCTATTGTTCAATACCACTATCTGCTCTGTTCCCTGTAAACTGCTTGGTGCATCTTTAAGTGCAGTAAGTGTTGTTATTGTTCTTGCTGGCAATGCTGTGCCATCTTCTACAAAAGCATATTTATTTGGATCATGAACAACAGCAACTATTTGATAATTTAATAATTCTTGCTCTGTGACAGATACGACTCTAAATGTCTGAAGTTCAACAGATGTATTTTCTATAACCCAAACGCTGTTAGTTTGTGGCACTGAACTAAAAGCAGAATCTACAGTGATAGTTGCTCCTGATACGCTGCTGATTGTTTTGGTTTCTAAAGAGCCGTCAGATAAAATTACAGATAAAGTTGCTGAATCTGTAGATGCCAAATCTGTATTGTTTTGATCGTCAACAATAATTTGTGTCGTAGAAACTCCTGTTTTAATACGTCCTCCTCTTCTTACCCCTGCTCTCAGTGGATCTGCAATATTTATAACAGTTCCAACCCTGACTATTGTTCCACTTTCTAATGATGCTGTAAATGTTACTGTTTCCGCTTCATTGTTTTGTGTATATAAAAACCAACGTCCAAGCCTTGCCGCTTGGCCTCTTGATGTACAGGCAAAGCCACTTAAGTTTTTTGTTACTATGCCATATTTTGCCTGTAATGCAGTATCTTCCACAGTCTCATAATCTACCTCTTGAGTCTCATTATCAAAGTAAGAAACATTAACAACAGTAAATTTAGTGTCTTTACTTGCACTTGAATAAGCAAAACCAGCTTCAGAAACATTGCTTAAATTGTAGATATAGCTTGCATCTGTGGGCTTATCGCAACTTATGTTTACTGCCCCTGCTGAATAAAAAGGCATTGCCCTCATTACAGCAGCAAGATTATTTATGGTATCGTATGCAGCACGTTGACTGTTCAAAACCACATTACAAGAAAATCTGGCCTCCGTACCACCAGCCCCATCATCTACTTGCTCACTTGCATATTGACTAGCAGAGAAAAAACTAAAAACATCTAATGATGATTCTGCAATATGATCTCCAAAACCTTTTGACGTAGTAAGCAAGTCATATAAAATCCAAGCTGGATCATTTGACCATTCTTTATCTGTTTTAAAAGTGCCGTTAAATGTACCGCTATAGCTTATAGATCCATTAGCCCTGACAGTTCCGTTGTGGGGTATCTTAATCTTTGTACCCTTAACCCTATACATACGATTTGGCTGATTCGGAAAAGTCTCAGCATCAAAACGTAAAGCTACATGAGCAAAATTTGCATAGGCTCTTGTTTCGTTAATTATTTCTGTAAAAGATGACCATTGAAAACTATCTTGCAGCGTTGTTTCTGTGCTGTCTGCTGTGGTTCTATTTACTCTGATAGTGACAGGAAAGCTTGTTCCAGATGGTAGATTAATTTTATAATCTCTGAAATATGTGCTTGCAGTTCTACCTTTTACAGTGTCAGATATAACAGTTGTTGTTGTGCCATCATTTTCTATTGTTTGAATTGTAAGAGCAACTTCAGCACCATTTATATCGCCATTATCTTCAAACTTTTGCAATGTGGGAAAACCAAGAGTAACTCTGACAGCATCAATATTTGAATCTGTTATCTGCCTTGAAACTGGTGTTGATTGTGTTACTGTTACACCTACGCTGGTTTCTGATTCTGTTTCTGATATTCCAGCGATAGCTGTTTGATCTGAAGTTCCAAATCTAGGTTCAAAAGAAATATTTCTAAAGTTAAAATCCTCATCATTTGGACTTGTACCAGCGGCTTGCTGTAAAACCTGAGTGCCATTTAGAAATACGTCCTTTAAGGCTGAAGTGTTGTATTCAGTTGAACCTTTGCTACCTGTAGCACTTGGAAACCCCTCTATCTCTCCTGATCCTAGTAATTCAATCAGCGTTTGAAATTGCTTTGACTGAAGTGCGTCATTAGGAAGATCAGGATTTGGAATTCCAAAAAGATCTTTAAAATCACTGACATTTCCAAAACCAGTTGCTTGTGGCATTATGTTGTACCCTCCACTTGTACAGTATCAACACCAGAACTGATTACAACTGAACCAGTGAATACTTGACCATATATTATTGGCACTGGAACACCAGCCCTTGCTACGTTTTGTATTGACCCAAAACCAAAAGATTGAAATGTAGGATCATTTTGTGAAAAGCTATCAGCCATAACACCGTTTGGAATATCTTGTCGAGGCATTAAAAGATTTGAAGCTTCGTTTATTAACATATTTGTACCGATAGCAGTTAATCCACTAGCAACAATTCCACCAACTGTCGTTGCAAAAAAACCAGCAGTTACACCTCCCAAAACAGCACCCGATCCAACTCCTAATAATGCAGCACCAGCAGCAAGTTTCGATCCTACTGCCACTGGAATAATTTGTATATCTTCATCACTTTGCAAACCTAATAAATCCTCTGTAATCTCCATACCGCCCATTTTTATTTTATATAACTGATTCATCATGTGATTTTCAACATCTGGAAAATTTGCAATCAAAAAATGAAATGCCTGTTTCGGACTTGCAACAGCCGCTTCAAAATACGACTGCCCAAGAAACTTTCTTAATCTGCCATAAACTTTTATTTTTTTAAGCTTCATATCTATAAACCTTTTTTGTGGCTTCTATATATCTTAAATCATATAATTCTCTACAACTCAAGTGTCTAACATTGTGATGCAAGATTGTTTGATCGCCAATATATAAAGCAACATGATTTAATTTTTCATCTGGCCCTTGCATTAATAAAACATCATCATTAATAATATTATCTTTGGAAACTTCTTTAAAACCAGATCCAGTTAAAACTTTTTCAAAATATGGATCTTTGCAGAAAGTTTTTATACTTTTTGGTCTTTCCCAAAATTTTAAATTTATTTGTTTTTTACTCAAAAAATAATCTGTAATTAAACTCCAACAATCATGCTTACCCCAAATCCATGTGCGGCCATACAAACCAGAAGTATAACCAGATGGCTCAAAATTAATCCAGTTTTTATGCTTAACACTGTAGATATAAAAAGGTAGACCAAGATGCTCACATGATGCTTTATCAGCTTCAGATGGTAAGGCAGAGCCATAGGCATGAGAATGAATTATGCCAATAAGTTCTCCTTCATCTTCACAGTCTGCCCAATTATCTGGATCAATAACAAAAAACTCATCTGGCGACTCTGATAAGTTGTCACAAGGCCAATAAGTCTCTTTGCCTTTGATAATAGCTAACAACCCACAAGATTCCTTAGGGGCTTGTTTATCAGCGTGTATAGCAGCTTGCTCTTTCCAGTTCATGCGTTTACAAAAGTACCAACAGAGGGGAAATCTTTTCTAGTTACTTGTAATTTAGGACAACGAATATTATTTAGATCGAGAACACTAGCCAATTCAAACTGTACTATTTCTCTATTTTCTACAACTTTTCTATCAATAAAATATATTTCTTGTGGTAATTCCGTAGAGCTTGATGGAGTACCAAATGGATTTTGATTTGATGGGAAGTTTGCAGCGTCTAAAAATTGTGCCATTGTTCTATGTCTTATAAATTTTGCTCCCTGCAAATCATTAAATGGTGTTGTAGCATTTGCTGTTGCCATCAATGCCGTAATAGTTCCAAGAATATTAGAGACTGTCAGAGTAGGTCTTGGCAGCGTTCCTTTGCCTGTATATTCAAAGCCTTCAGCAATAATTGGAAACTTTGCATAAGTATTACCTTGCCATATTATTGAAGCGTTGCTGTTCATACCTACACCAGAATGAAAGCGGCTAACATTTGTTGAACCATGCAAAGCAGAAACAAGAGTTATTGAATACAACTCTATTATTGATTTATTAGATAATGACTGAAGCTCTGCGGTAGGGATTGCCATTTATGGTTCAAAAACCTCCTCAAATGATGTTGTGATGACTGCTCTATTATTATATGGAATTTGTTTTGACCAAGATTTACAAATAAACTTACCAGCACCAGATAAAGTAACTGAGACATTCCCTGAGTTTGTTGCACTGGCAGCAGCCGTAACGGTAAAAGTATTATCATCAGCCGTTGTAACGACAGCAAAAGAACCATCAACAGCAGAGCCAGTTGTGTAGTCAATACTTACGACATCACCAAGAGCAAGGCCATGATTTGAAATTGTTATGGTGACAGTAGTACCACTTTGAGAATAAGTGCCTGTTTTTGTAAACCCTTCGGCTGGTGGGGTGAAGTCAAAACTTGCTTGATCAAAAACTCGACTTCTTAAAAAAGCCTCAATAATATCTGACTGTTCCTCAGATACTACAAAAGTGAGATCATATACTTTTGGGTCTTGTGTTAATGGAAGGCCAAATAAAGCTCTGAACTGGTAGCCATCACCTAAAGCAGTTGTTCTTACCTTTGGTGAGCTTGTTTTTCTGAAGCCAGAATAAGTTGGCTGGATTGATGGGAAAGTTGCCATTATCTACTTAATAAACCCCCTGCACGTTTTTCTTTAATTAATTCAGATCTTATCGCAACTGCAATGACATTACCTAAAGCCTGTGCATCTTGATCGTTACCAGATACAGATGAGCCAGACGCATCAACAGATACGTT